GGTACTACCCGTACCAAGGCCTAAATTTGTTGCCGCACCAGAAGCCGTAGAGGAATTCGTACCGCCATTAGCGACGGTTAAATCTGTACCGGACCAGTTACCGTTATTAATAGTGCTTAATGTCGCCAAAGAGCCAAGGCCTAAATTTGTTCTCGCGCCGGAAGAAGTAGAAGAACCCGTACCACCGTTCACGACGGCTAAATCTGTACCGGACCAGTTACCGTTATTAACAGTGTTTAGGGTAGCTAAAGAGCCTAGGCCTAAATTTGTTCTCGCGCCCGAAGCAGTCGACGAACCTGTACCGCCTTGGGCTATCGCTAAATCTGTTGTCAATGTAAGTGAAGAAAACGCTACAGCATTACCCGTACCGAGACCGATTGACGTTCTTAACGTTGCGCCCGATTCGGCTACCGGGTCTACGGAACCATCACCGACAATCATTGCCCCGTCAGCTAGAACGCCCATAGCCGTAATCGCGCCGGTTCCTGATCCGAGTAAAACACCACCGTTAGTAAGAGTAGAAACCCCAGTACCGCCATTAGATACGCTTAAATCTGTACCTGACCAGTTACCGTTATTAACAGTGTTTAGGGTAGCTAAAGAGCCAAGTCCTATCGAAGTTCTTAACGTTGCGCCTGATTCGATAGCCGGATCGGTAGTGCCGTCCCCTACAATCATTGCGCCATCGGCTAAAACACCTGTAGTCGAAATTGGGCCAGTTCCTGATCCTAATAATATACCGCCATCAGTCAGAGAAGAAACCCCGGTACCGCCATTAGCGACGGTTAAATCCGCCGTTAGATTTAGACCGGTAAAAGAAACGGTATCGCCAGTACCTACGCCTATTGAGGTTCTTAGAGTCGCGCCCGATTCGATAGCAGGGTCAGTCGTTCCGTCGCCTACGATCATTTGTCCGTTGGCTAAAACAGCTAAAGCCGTAATAGGCCCAGTTCCTGATCCAAGTAAAATGCCACCATCGGTAAACGTTCCAACACCGGTACCACCGTCACCTACAACAAGATTTGTTGTTAGAGCAAGCGAGGTAAACGTACCTACCGCGCCAGTAACGTTAGCAAAGGTTACGTTATCACTAACCCCGACACCTATTGAAGCTCTTAAAGTAGAACCCGATTCAATTGCAGGGTCTGTGGTGCCATCACCTACGATCATTTCGCCGTTGGCTAAGACAGCTAAAGCCGTAATCGCGCCAGCGCCTGATCCGAGTAGGATACCGCCATCAGTAAAAGTAGAAACCCCAGTACCGCCATTAGCGACGGTTAAATCTGTTGTCAAAGTAAGTGCGTTAAAGGTGACGCTATCCCCCGTACCGACACCGATTGAAGTTCTCAACGTCGCGCCCGATTCGATAGATGGGTCAGTCGTTCCGTCGCCTACAATCATTTGACCATTAGTCAATACAGCCGTAGCCGTAATCGCGCCGGTTCCTGATCCGAGTAGGATACCACCATCTGTAAGAGTAGAAACACCGGTACCGCCATTAGCGACTGTTAAATCGGCACCCGACCAGTCAGCATTACTAACGGCTAAAGTTCCGCCTAAGGTAACAGTACCTGTTGTGGTTATCGGGCCACCGGTTAAGGTTAATCCGTTTACAGTACCTGCAGTCGCCACACTTGTAACAGTACCGCCACCAGCTAAGGAAACCACCTCTATACCGCCAGCCGTGTTATTAATCTCAATACCACTACCCGCAGTTATAGTCGACATAACGGGATCAAAGCCAGTGCTACCGATAGCAATTTGTCCGTTAGTACCTCTAGCTAGAACAGTAACCGCGGCGGTTCCTGATCCGAGTACGATACCACCGTCTGTAAGAGTTGAGGCTCCTGTACCTCCATTAGCTACGCTTAAATCTGTACCCGACCAATCACTATTACTAATCGCTAAAGTACCACCTAATGTAATGGTACCTGTTGTTGTTATCGTTCCACCTGTTAAGGTCAAGCCGTTTTCAGTACCTGCAGTAGCAACACTTGTAACGGTACCACCCGCCGCCGTAGCAACGATTTCTATAGCGCCAGCCGTGTTATTAATAACAATACCGCTACCGGCAGTTAGCGCGGCTAAAACTGGGTCAAAACCAGTGCTACCGATAACAATTTGTCCGTTAGTGCCTTGACCTAAAGCAGTTATTCCGCCAGTTCCTGATCCTATTAGTGTGCCGCCATCAGTAAGAGACGAAACACCGGTACCGCCATTAGCGACGGTTAAATCCGTTGTTAGAGTTAGGCCAGCAAACGTTGGGCTATCACCAGAACCGACGCCTATTGAAGTTCGTAAAGTACTGCCCGATTCAAGTACAGGGTCTGTGGTGCCATCACCTACTACCATTTCGCCGTTAGCTAAAACTGCAGTAGCTGTAATACCGCTGGTTCCTGATCCGAGTAGGATACCGCCATTGGTAAGAGAAGAAACACCGGTACCGCCATTAGCGACGGTTAAATCCGCTGTTAGAGTTAGCCCCGCAAACGTTGGGCTATCACCAGAACCGACGCCTATTGAAGTTCGTAAAGTACTGCCCGATTCAAGTACAGGGTCCGTGGTGCCGTCACCTACGACCATTTCGCCGTTAGCTAAAACAGCCGTAGCCGTAATACCGCCCGTTCCTGATCCTAATAGTATACCGCCATCGGTAAGAGACGAAACACCGGTACCGCCATGGGCCACTGGTAAGTCTGTTGTTAAAACGAGGGAACCAAAAGTACCTATTCCAGTACCGGTTACGTTGGTAAAAGTTACGTTATCGCCGGTACCGACGCCTATTGAAGTTCGTAAAGTCGCGCCCGATTCTATTGAGGGATCTGTGGTACCGTCACCTACGATCATTTCGCCATCAGCTAAAACAGCCAAAGCCGTAATAGCGCCAGTTCCTGATCCGAGTAAAATACCGCCATCGGTAAGAGTAACCGCACCGGTACCACCCCTAGAAACGCTTACTGAGGCTATCGACTCTAATGCTGTGCCTCCCGTATTTACTTGGATTATAAATCCAGCAGTTAACGCAGGTAATTTATCTAAACCGGTTTCAATTAGGGCGAATTCCGACCGAATATCAGACGAAGACCCCTGGGAGCTAGTCGCTGGGGTACCGGAAGGTGTGTAATATACATTAGACATTTTTAATACCAGTCCTTAATACTAATAATTATCTTAATTGACGCCTAAAGGAGTACCGGATCATAGCCCCCGTTATACTCATGGGAAAGAAAAAGTCACTATTTTTTCTTATAACTACAGATATGTTTTCGGCGCTACCTTCTAGTTTTAAATTAGAAGGGAACAGGGTATTTCCATCCCATATAAAACTGTCCCATACGAAATCATCCCAAAGGACCGTACCTAGTGGCAGTATTTCATTCTGTATTATTGGCTGTGATATCTCCGATGAATTATACCCTAATTCGGTTGAGAAGTTAAATTCTGCGTAACCATCACCGCTGGCCTCTAAAGTAATACCTAAGTATTTTTTTAAATACCTAATAGACTTAGAAAAATGAAAAAATGTTTTCATAAACGCCTCTATTGGATCGCCATCAAATGAGGTGCCCTTATCTAATTGATATACTTTACCATCAGATGACCCAAACATTATGATTTCTACACCGGTGCTATCTTCAAGAGACGCTATAACGCTAACATTGTTTGTAAATAGTATCGGCATAAGCCCCACAACTTTTTTACCCTCGGTTGTAACGTATAAAGCTGTTTTGTCTGAGAAAAATATACGATATTGGTTTTTATCACGGGCAATACATGACGCACTAACGATAGTACGCTTCGCTGTTATGAATCTTTGTATATGTCTCGATACTGTCGATTGTTGAAAGTTACCGTGTGCCTGTACAGTACGAAAAGTAGTAAGGCCACGGTCATCTAAATACATTGTCTGTCCGAATTGTTGTATCGAATAATCGAATGCCCCTAGTTCATCCCTAAATTTAACTAGGTTCCAATCTAGTACGGAAGTACCGTACAACATGTGGACCGTATTTCTGTTATATATGCCTAGCGTAGCCCCTGCAGTATCCCCAGGTTCTGACATAAACCCAGTTATTACGTCACCGGTAGCTAATTCTGCCGCACCAAATATCGGACTAAATATATACGGGGAGCCTATACCAGAATGTTGAGCAGAGCCGTCGAAAGAGAAAAATAAGTGACTTTTATGGACCACAACGTGTAACGGGGTATCGACCGGCATACCCGTGTCGATTGGCGCGAAAACAGTACCATCAAATTCAAAGCCACGGTTAACACCATCAGCCCCGTATATTCGTAACGTACCAGCAGTGCCGCCGAAATTTTCTCGTACCATTTCATAACGACCACCCGGTAACTGCGCTATAGCAACGCTATCCGCGGCTATCGTTGCTACGTTAAGGTTAGCGCCTACTTTAATTGTTTCAGCCTGAAAAGTACCAGTCTGTGACGCGAAAATAAGCCTACCTACACCATCACCACCTAAAATAGATCCTGATTCAAGCATTACCCTAGTTATTGTGGCTGTAGCGCCTGAGGTCTCACCGGTTATTACATCACCTTCCAATACTTCATAAGCGCCAGCGGACGTGAAAGAAAGTTCACGGCCTAAGGATACTTGCACCCAACCGGACGATGATGATTTATATAAATCGGCCTCGGTACCACCGGCATTATTTCTAAACGCGTACCACACGTCATCTAGCAAATAGATACCTAGAATGGCCCCCGATCCTGGAACAGCGCTTATGTCACTTCTGAATTCGTCAGCCGCTAAGTTTAAAAATTGAGCGTTTAATAATGGTGTAGCTGCACCGCTTCGTCTTGCTAACGACGACGCCGTACCCTCAGTTGACGCGGATACTTGTAGATCGTTAGTAGCATCGAAAGTGCCCGTTATTTTGGTGATAACTAAATAATTAGGAGTTCCAGTAGTAACTACCTGCAGAACTACCGCGGTAGCGCCTGATGTTAACTGAGTAATCGTGTCGCCTACTGAAAATTCGCCAGTAATCGTAACATCTAATATAAAATAAGGGGCTTCTGACGGCGAGTCTTGACCATCAAATATTTCGTAGCCTTCAATATCCATGTAACCTTGGTTATTGATAGCTATTTCGTAATTCTGGGATTCTCTAAGCTTACCGGCTTTAGCGTTCCATGGCTTTGTCTCGGTATCGTACCCGCCAGCAAATCTAAGGTAATCAAATTTAGGTTCTGCCAATTGAATTTTACTCATGCTAAAGGTCCTGCGATCCTAAATGGCTGTGACTGATTGCGTTTAAGTTGATTAGTAATACGACGTTTACCCTTTACAGCCCTAGATATAATCTCGGGTGCTGATTCAAATAGACCGTAGAATTCCATGGCCTGATACTTTATTAGGTCATGATAATGTGAAGGCATTTCTGGTATATCCCCATCAACGGCTAGAACTTGTGGGGATTTATGATAGTCGCCTATAAGTGTATAAATATCATTAGGCGTTATGCCTAACTGTATTTCATCTTTAGGGTTAACCGTTATATGGATAGGTTGAGACGTTTGATTCTGTAAAGAACCTGTTTTGTATAAGTACTCGAAATTATCCCAGGGAGCCCAAGTTAACAAAATTTGACCGCCGTTACCGGTAGAGGTCAAAAATATTTTAGGCGGATTTCTAGGATCGTTTAATCTCCAAGTCTTAAAACGTGTGATCAAAGCTGCGTCGTCAACATCAGTACAAACGCCGAAAGCGTAGGTATCAGTACCCGCTACCGTGTCTACTGAAAATTTCTTACGCAACCATCGAAAACTCTCACCGTTTTGTATCTCTACATAAGCATCTGCTACCCAATTAACTATGCGGTTAAGTTCACCGCTTTGGCCCGTTACTGTAACAGGCCTAGGCGACGTATCAGCGCCACCAGCTACGCCACATTCTCGGGCTACATCTTGACAAATTTTGAGATACGTTGACATATTCTAACACCTTGTATCGTTAGTCACGCGAGACAGCCATTTAACACCTAACGGATTATTATCTTTTAGGATCTGTAATGGGTATCTATGAGACTTAGTTTCTGGGTATATAACTTCTAATTCGTTTTGAGTGTTACGGCGTTCTACATTGGCATAAGATGAAGTCTTAGCGCGTAACAGTACTTCGACATAGTTTCTAGGCAACCATTGTTTAGTACCGCGTATAATTAATAACTGTACACCGTTAACCCCTACAAAAAAAGTATGATCCGGGTACGTAGACGAGGACGGCATAACCATAATCTGAATTTTTTCATGGTCAAAACGAGTTTGATCGGCTTTTTCTTTGAATTCCATAGTGTCGATAGCGACTAAGCCAGGGCGGACAGTTTCTACATCAGCATGAATATCGGGATTATCTTGAAATTCAATATCTACACGGTCTTCTCTAAGGTATACATCTTCGACGTGAATGCCATCTTTAGTAATACTTGTAGGCACATTTTTAGCACTAATGGCTTTTAAAACCTCGCCTAACTTATCGTTAACAGTATCAGCTAGACCATTAATGGATTCCTCTAAGGTCTTAAAACGAATCGCGGTTTCTTCACTAGATTGTTTAAAGTCCTTATCCAAAGACTTCATAGATAAGTTTTTTGTTTCTTTTGTATCTTTTGTATCACTCATAATTAGTACCCTGTTGTTTAAAAATAAAGCTAAGTTCACATATATGTGAACTTAGCAAAACTCAATTACTAATTAAAGTATAGACTAACTAGACTTGAGTAGTTGTCATACCATCTTGCGCTTTACACATACCATCTAAGTACCAATTAGTACCATCTGACCATACGTGGGCAAAATCACCGTGAACGGCTTTACTCGCTATAAAGTTGATAGAATCGGCGTCCGTTACGGTAGCTACTGATCCTAACGCATCTTCGGTAGTTGCTATATTACCTACAATAATGTTAGCACTAGCATTCGGTACTACTGTATGCGTGGTAGTAGGTTCTGTCGCGCCAATATGGAAATAATATTCTAAACCTGCGGCGGGAAGTGGTAAGGTACTAACAAAAGCAGTCGCTGTATTAAGAATAAAATGCGTTCCTGTCTCAGCAGCCGTGATTACGTTAGTAGTTGTCACTACTTCGATAAGAACATCACTACTCGCGTTGATCTCTGCAGCAGTTGCCGTAACGCCATCCATGATATTAAGCTCAGCCGTAGTAGCCGTAATACCGTCTAATACCGCTAATTCACTAACATCTATTTCATCGTAATCATTACCGTTACGAATTTTTATAACCGCGTTAACCCCGAATGTCATAGTATCAGTAATTATTAATCGTCTTTGTCGCTGTGTAGTTTTCATTAGGTCATTCCTCTTTTATGGAGTTCTACCCCCTACGACTAAATTGTCATAAGGAGGATTGTACTTTATTATATCACTATATAGATTAATTTTGCACATAAAAAACCCTCGCATAAACGAGGGTTCTTAAAACCTAGAATTCTACGATTCTTGTGGTCTATCTGGCATAATACCAATATCGACAAATACGTCCGTTATACCGGTCGCAGCGAAAGTGGTTGTGCCAAAGGTCCATGCGGCACCAGTGCTACCATTTTGTATAATAATATACGCAAATGGGCACATAGTATCAGGAATTTGAGCGAAAGGTGGAGCTATAAGAAATTCCCCGCCATCAGCATCCAATTTCTTTATATCGCCTTGAACCGCTACCACAGTAGTACCGCCAGCACTGGTCGTACCAAGTACGATTGCAACACCTTCATTGATAGCTAAAGCCGGAAACGCGACACCAGTAAGGTGATCGGTTGTCGGTGTAGCCTGATTGGTTAATGCGTCTAACTGAGTACCAAATTTACCATTAATGATAAAGTCGGTTGCGTTTGACGTAGTAACAGTTGACGTAGTACCCGCTACAGCTACAGTTTTAGTGAAGCTCATGGTTCCTGCGTTGTTGTTGTTGTTAAACATAATTTAGTACCTTATTTTATGCGAAAGAAAAAGAGCGCCCATTAATGAGCGCTATTCATTTCTAGCTATCACCTAGGGCAGTAGCACCAACTTCTAGTATCGCAGCCCAGCCATCATTTTGCATGAACGGAGCACACCAGAATTTACCACCGACATACCCACGTTGACCTAGTGGATCTTGCTTATCTTTCTTGCTATGAGGCAAGTGAGTTAAGCTAAAGCCATCTAAACCACGTAAAGCTACGTCGCCCCATGCGTCTTCTGCAACGATAATCATAAAGTACACATCAACATTAGAGCCAGCGGCAGAAACTAAGCCAGTGGTACCAACAGCCGCACCACTCGCAAGAGCTGGGCCTAGTTCAGGTGATGTAATGAAACGATACTCGTCGACTGCACCCAATTCGCGGGGGTGAGCTTTCATACCGACACTACCGTATTCAGCAGCTTTCGTGAAACCTTCAATTTCGCGTATATCATGCGCCATATC